CGTAATTGATCTTTAGGTATATAATGTAATATCATCCTACTATTATATAACGATATGTTCTATCTGACACAGAATTTGCAGGGTGAGTTATAGTTGCACTGCCTTTAGTTTGTGCACTCACATATGTTGTTGTAAATAAATTAGTAGTATATGAGTTAGAACTTAAGTACTGTAATGTAGCTATAGCACTAGGTGTTGCAGGTCTAGTAGGACTTGTTTGTGCTGGCAATTGCTCAATAGTTACTTGAGTTGATGTAGTAGCCCACATAATTTGTACATAGTCATTTTTAGCTAATTCTAGATAAAAATTTAATGCAGCAATAAGATGACCATTTGTTCCACCATGACTATTTGGCACAGAAAATTTACTATTAGAGTTTGCAATATCTGTACCATTTTTTCTAAACCAAATATCTACATCTTGTATTTGTGTGTCTGTATTAGCAAATTGAATACTAAATTGTAAGTTATAAAGTCCAGAATAATTTACATTTAATCTTGAACTATTACTTAATGATGCACCTAAAGCATAATCAGTAGTATTAAAAGTTACAGCATATGCTGTTGTTGTACTTGCTGCTGATTGATCTGTGCCATCTTGTACTGCTAAATATGGATAGTAGTCTGTAGCAGCAACCATAGTAACTGGTTCTATTAAGATAACAGACTCATAACCTATACGTTCATTATAGATTGTGGTTGTTGTAGCTCCACCTGTAGCTAAAGTAAATTCACCTGTATTATTAGATTTTCCCTCTACAAGGTTATTGACCACCTCTGATATTTCACGAGGTTGACCTCCCATAGGAGGTAGTTTGCGATACATATCACGCATTATCTTCCACCTTGAGGCTTAAAGTCTACATCCATTCCTATAGCATAAATCCAACTTCCTGTTGGAGTTAAAGTAATTCTATGATAACGACCAGCACTTCTTACAGAGCATCTACCTTCAGATGATGCAGCTACTGTAGAACCATATGTAATAGTGTCATCTAATTCACGTCTAGAAGCCACAGCAACGCTTGCAGAGCCATTTTCTAGTTGAGGTCTAATCAAGGTAACAATTGAATTATATCCAGCCTCTATATCACCTGTAGTAAGTGTGCCAGTAGCATTTGTACCTGTAAATGTAATAATCTTATTGTCACGAACACCAGCAAATAGTAACTTACCACCTACCCATAGTCTTGAATCTAAAGATGTTGTAAGATCATCTAATAATCCAAAAGCATCTAGATCCTCTAAAGTAACACCAGAAGTAGTGACAGATGACACATAGTCTACGTCTGTAGCAGCTTTAGACCATTTGTCTGTTTGCCAATTATATATCAGTAATGAACGACCACCAGAAACGTTAGGAAAGTTCCATACTACAATGTTTCTTACTGGATCAACTGCTGTACTGCAAGTATTAATTTGACCTAAATCACAGTTTGCAAAAAACCATTTGTCTATCTTTTCTGTGCCAATACCTTTTAGATTTATACCATCACAAGAATAGAAACCATCATCTGATAAGAAGTATGTAGTTTGACCATACTGTGCTACTGTAGATCCATCTGTACATCCTAGACCACGAGAGATAGTGTCAAATTGGAAGAATAATGGTGATCCAATATATGACATACGAATCACACCACGTTCTAGTAATACAAGTCCAAACTCGCCACCTGTTATCCCTTGTATATTACCACCATCGCTGATTATTTGATAATCACTTTGTGAAGCACCACCAGATGTCCAGTCAGTTTCATCATTAATATCTGACCATTGTACTTTATTAGGTGCACCACTAATATTAGCAGCCACCACAAAGTCACGAACTACTGTGATATATTTACAAATAGGTGCTGAAGCATTAACATCTGCAAATGCAGTAGAACTGTTTACAGTCCATGCTTGAATCTTTTCAGCATTGTTAGCAGCTAATAATACGTCACCAAACTGTGCAAAACTCCAACGATCTGAACCACTATAGCCACCAACTTTAGATACGTCTGATAAATTTTTAGTAGCTGTGTTAAATTTAAATAGTTTAGTAGCACCACCTGCAAATAGCTGTGTTACTGTACTAAATTTACCAGCATAAACGTTATTAAGGTTTTCACTAGCAGCATTAGAATAATCTACAGCATTTGGGAATGGACTGTATCCTTGTACTAATGGCACAACGTTACTTACGTCAACTAACGCACCACTTATGGATGGTTGGTCTGGTAACCATTCTGCAAAATTTATTCGTTGGGTAGCCATGTATTAGAACTTCCTGTTATGTCTGTCCATGTTTCAGAACCAGTTGTTATATTTGTCCATACTTCAGAGCCAGCAGCAATATTGCTCCACTCTTCACCTAATCTTCTTCCTGCTGCTGATACTGTAGCGTTTGCTGTAACAGATCCAACACCATACCAAATAGCTCTAGGACTTGCTGATAAAAGTGCATTGGCAGTAACTGTACCAAATCCTTCGTATAAAACACCACCATTAGCAGTAGATGCAGCAGTAGCGTTTATACCTGCAGTAGATGTTCTATATCGTATAGCACCTGCAGTAACTGTAGCATCTGTAAATATAGATCCTGTAGCAAAAGCATATGAGAAAGGATTATCTACATATAATGCAGCACTTCCACTGATACTTGCACTAGCATAAGCCTCTGAATAACCATCTGCTGATACTAAAGCATTAGCAGTAATAGATGGGCTTGTAGTTCTAATAGCGTAAGCATTAGACTCACATTGTGCATTAGCTGTAATCGCTGCACTAGATAAAGCTATAGAGTATCCATTAGCTGTGACAGTAGCGTTAGCATCTACCTGTGCTGTGCCTAGTACTACACCACTAGCAAGAGAGCTAAATGCTGTCTGTGCAAATGCACTTATGCCAAACATTAGTCAGCCTGTTCTGGTGTGTTGCCTTCACTCACCCATTTTAGGTAGGCTTGGTAGTCTGTGTTAGCTGAGTCAAATAAAAAGCTAGTCATAGAACCATCTTCATTTGTAGTCATTGCACATTCTTGACCAAACATAGTTTTATAAAGTTTGTAAGTTTTCATAGTTCGCATCCTGTAAAGTAAGCAATAGCTGACCCAGCATATGCTCCAGTAGCGTTTCCAGCCGCTAAACTTGCACT